AGTTCCGAGATATGAAACATTCTTTTCGCTCTGTTTACAATGGAAGTGACCAGAGTAAACAGTATCAAATCGTGAAAGAATTGCAGGACTCATACCATCTTCATGCTTTACTCCACGAAGAACTTCGAATCCTGTCAGTTCAAAATGACCCATAATAAAAGGCGAAGTCGTAGTTTTAATGAATTCCAAAGATGTTTCATAATTTTCCTTATTGATCCAGGGAATAAGAGCAACTGATAGACTGTCGAATTGAACATTCATGGGTCTATCAATAATGTTGATATTATTGTTTTCAAAAAGTTGATTAAGTGAATTAATTTGATTTGTATTCTTATAATAGGTATCGTGGTTGCCAATTAAACACCAAAGTTCAAATTCACCAGAATCAAAATGAGAAATAAATCTCTTTTTCACTTCTGCTAGTGTTTGAAAATTAACAAACTTACGACGATCCATCAGATCGCCAAGATGTATTACTTGTTTAATATTATGTTCACGAAGATAAGGAAAGAATTGATTCTCAAAGAAATCTAAAAAGTAATTTAAAAACAGTGGAGAATCATTCCTTACACCGAAATGTGTATCACACACAATAGCAATTTTCATTTAGTCCTCCATAAAGGATTCTAATGTTTTCTTTTTCTTCTTACGCTTCTTACGCTTCTTATCATTTTTTTCTTCGTCTTGTTTTTTATATACTTCTTGCTCTTCTTCTGTTATACCCATAGCCTTCAGATATTGACTAAAATCGCCATCATGATCCATTGACTCTAGGAATTTATATTTGATATAGTTTTGCTTCTTTTCTTTTTGTATGCGACGAAGAAATGCATAATAAATGATTTGAGTAAAATATGAAAATGGATTGTTTGATTTATCTGGATCAAAATTTTCACAATACATCAAACAGTTTTCTATACCATCACCAACCATTTCATCCTTAAATGGATAGTTCATAAAATTGGGTTTTTTGGATAAGTTTTCTGCTATCTCTAAAAAGCAATGTCCAATATATTCGGTGACTGGTGGAACGGGATCTCCAGTTTCTTTTGCTTCTTTTACTTGCTTTTTCCACTCTACCATTTCACTGAAAAATTTCTTATTATCAATGTAATGTGCTTTTACTTTTTTGGTTTTTTCTGGTTTTTCTTCTACTACTAAGAAACCTTTTATATCATCGACTATATCATCTGTCAATTTCACTTCTACTTTAGATTTCTTTTTCTTTGTCTTCTTTTTCTTTTTCATATTTTACTCCATTACAAAAGGATCATACACCATCTGGAAAGAATTTCAAGGAAAATCTATTGACATTTCCTTTTCGCTCGTTACACTTAGTGTGTCACGGTTCACCTAATGATCTATTCTAGATATAGTCTTTAGGATCAGGACTCCAATCAGACCAATCATTACCGAAGTCATTGGAATCCTTTTTATTTTTCTTTTGATGGGGTTTATTAGAAGAAGGATCTACCTTCTTCTTTTTCTTTGCCTTCTTACGGGGCTTAACCTCTGGGAAAAGATCTTCATCCTCAAAATCTTCTTCATCTATATTTTCCCATGCTTTTGCCTCTGCCATCATATCGATGATTTCTTCTGCCATATCCGGCGGAACACTAAATGTTACATTAACATTTTCTGGTGGTACATTTGAATTTTGTGTTGTAGGAGTACCCATAATCTCTTCAGTCATATCTTGAAGATTTTGTGCTTGTTGGCTTATAGCAGGATTGTCTTCTTTTTCTTTTTCTAAATCATAGCATGAAGAAATTTTTGAATCAGGCATTGAAATAGCAATAATACCATCTGCTGCTATTTCTGTAATTCTGTCTATTGTATAATCAATCCAAGGTTTAAACACTACCATTTCAGTGTTAGTCATATTGTTCTGATTCACAAGAACCACAGTTTTAAACTGCATTGGTCTTTCAACAACTAAAGTCTTTTTTCTTATTTCAAGAACTTTTGATATTAAAATATCACCATTCTTGAGTTTAATTAGTCTGTATCCGTTGTCTTGCATGTGCTCTCCAATTTGATACTTAACTTCTTGTGCGAGAACTTCTCGGATTCATAAATTTTTAATCGCTCATTGTAATGACGAAGAGTGTGATTTTGATAAGACTTCCAATGTAAGTCGTCTGCAATATCGAAGAGTCTAGCCTTATCTTTGTGTTCAGATTTTCTTAACTGTCTACCAATACTTTGTAAGACCCGTATTCTGCTCTTCGATGGAGAGGAGAATACAATATTATGTAGTCTTCGGATTGAGATGCCTGTAGAGAAGGTTCCGTATGAAGCAATGATGATTGCGTTGTCTTGTTTTTCACATAACTTACGAACTTGTTCACGCATCTCAACATCAGTGCCACCATAGACAAAGAAAACTTTCTTGTCCTTAGTATTTAGTTTCTCTATAAGTTGATGAAGCACCATACCATGCTTCTCAACAAATTGGAACAAAACAAGTGTATTACCTTTTAAGTTCAAAGCAAGATTTGAAATAAATTCGTTTCTTGCTTGATTTGAAATAATCCAATCTATTTCTTCTTTATAAGTTAATTTTTTAATTGCTCTTCGTACTTCTTCTGGATACTGAAGAACTAAACAATCAATTGAAAGTTCAGAAAGAATATCTTTGTCCATCAATTCTTTTGTAGATGTAACTTTCTTTACTCTACCGAACAATCCTTCAATTACCAATTTATGTGTCATACTACCATCAAGAGTACCAGTTGTACCAATACGCCAATCACATGTTGTCAATTTGGACATAATGGTACTTAAAGATTTGGATTTGAATAAGTGACATTCATCTCCAATCACTGCTTCAAATTGATCAAAGTATTTCTTTGGCATTTTGTAGATACTCTGCCAAGTTGAAATAATAATTCTCTTATCAGAATCTTTATCCTGACCCCCGTGGATCTTATGGCAATGATCTCTGGTCTTCCAACCTGTCTTAGATGCATATTCAAAAAAGTCTGAATACATCTGCGTGACTAGGGATATAGTCGGGACGATTATTAGTATTTTTTTATCTTCTGGTAGAAGATTTAACAAATAACGACATAGGACATAGATGATTAGACTCTTACCTGACCCCGTGGGGGACAATAGGAGGCTCCTACGCTCGTTTAAAGCGTGTAGGATCGCTTCTAACTGGTGCTGGTGGGGTTCTAGACGCTTTCCTGCAGCGTGTGGGTTCAGAGTCTTGATATACTCTATAACCTGTTCAAGAGTGATTCTATCTTTGTTTTTTGTAATTCGGTTCTCAACCGAATACGATCTATCCTTGGCAAACTGGATAACATAGTCTTCAAGTCCTGCGTAGATGGTTTGTCCGTAGATGTTATATAACTTGATCTGTCCGTCCCACAGTTTGTTTCTGTAAGCGGGCATGAACTTATGTCCTGGGACTTTGAAGGTAAAGTAGTCAGATAACTCCTTTGCAAAACTTCTATCACAGTCCACCTTTATATAAACAGAGTCTAACGGTTCAATCACTAAATCCATATATTAGTATTTATGCAGTTCCATTTAGGAACTTTCGCCATGCAATAGCATCCCGTATATGGAATTGACGGTTTGTGATGCCCTTGACGATAGAATTTAGGTACTCTACCTTTTCTTCTTGAATAGACATTTTGCTTTTTAGTTCAATAAGTTCTTTATCAGATTCAAGATAAATGTCTACATCCTGACGAAGAATCTTAAGATCAAATGGTTCCCAACCAAGTTCCTTCAATTGATCCTCACTGAGTTTACCTGTATAGTATTCCCACTTGAGTTTGAACAACTTGGAATAGTTTGTTTTGTATCCCCGATAACGCAACTTCTCTTCATGATAGAAGTTGAGATATTTATTGTGTAATTGAGGAATACGAAGAGACTCTTGATCGAGTTCTGTATCATCAAACTTTAGATCTTGTTTTGCTTGTTCAATTAATTCATTTAAAGTCATGATGTAAGTATATCACAGAAAATCAACTAGTCAACTTTTCAATATAATAACCAGTATATGCAAATGATCCGCTGCATGTCACTGGACTAATACTACTGACTGTTGTTTGTAAATCAATTCCAGACATTGAAATTGGGAAACAATTTCTAAAATGAACAGCAAAAAATGGTTTTGAAATACTATTCATTACCAATAATGTAGCATCAGAAAAATAGTCTTGATGTTTTTTGGCATTTGAATAATCCACAGTTGGTGGTATCGAAGTTAACCAGTCATGAATTTGTTTCCAATTTTCCATATCCTCTGCAACCATAAAATCTATATCAAAATTCTCATATGTTATTTGCCCTGCTGGTCTGCGTATTGGTGTGGCAAATGGAGATGGTTGTTGGAATTCATTTAATGAAAGTCCAGGAATGTTTGCTTTTTGACAAAAGTAAACTATATGTGGAATTCTGTGAAACACAACACGGAACTCATTCGGTTGAAGAGTGTTGAGTGTTTGTGGTTCTCTTGCTATTACTGATCTTAAGAAAGATGTATCCATGTAAGTATTTATGTAAATGATAAGGGGAGGTCTTTCGACCTCCCCTCTCTTAGAGACTAGATATTACCTATCAACCACCGTAACTTGCGTCATTACCGTGTAGGTTGTCTACGCGGAAGATGCGGTAGTATTGGTTTCTTCTGCGTTGTAGGCGTTGAGCGTCTGGTAGATTGTCATTTGCAAGAACGAATGGGTTACTTACGATACCATAACGAGTCTTGAAACCAATCTTTGGTTGGAAGTTACCAGTGTCAACTGCTCTTACCATTTGTAGCGGTACATATGGGCAGTAGAAGATACCTGCGTCGTATGGGCTTGTACCCTTATAACCTACGCAGACATAGTTTACTGGATTCCATGACTCGATGTGTGTTGGCATTGAGTATGGATCGATGTAAACTTTGATCTTACCACCAGATAGAGTACCTGCGAGAGTGTTATCTTCCT